CCACACTGGCCACCGCATTCCCCGCCAGATTGATCTGCGCCGTCAATGCCCCGGCCGCGATCGCCTGGGCGATGGCCTGCGCGGATAGCTGGATGACCGTTGTCAGCACGCCGGTGGCACCGGCCTGCGCGGCGGCATTGGCCGCCAGCGCCGCCTGCCCGCCGAGGCTGCCGGAGGCCGAGGCTTGCGCCAGCGCCGACCCGGCCAGCCGGATCGAGGTCGTCAGCGTCGCGCCCGCGTTGGCTTGCGCGCTTGCCGTCGCCGACAGGCCGCCGCCGCCGGTGGTGAGCCCGGCGGACGCTGCCGCCTGGGCGAGCGCCGCGCCGGCGAGCGTGATCTGCGCCGTCAGTCCGGCTGTCGATTGCGCCAGGGCGATGGCCGCGCCGGCGAGCGGGATCTGCGTCGTCAGTTGTCCTGTCGCGGTCGCCGTGACCAGCGCCGCGCCCACCAGCGTGATCCGCGTCGTGATGTCGCCGGCGGCTGCAGCCGTGGACTGCGCGTCGGCGGACAGGGTGACGCCCGTCGACAGGACACCGGCAGCCGCCGCCTGCGCCAGTGCCGCGCCGGACAGTGTGATCTGCGCCGTCAGGTTGCCGCCCGCGCTCGCCGTCGCCGTCGCCGCGCCACCCAGCACCGCCCCCTCCGTCCCACCAGCGCCGACATCGAAGTAGATGCGGTTGTTGCGCGGCTTGAAGATTTGCCAAGGCTGTCGTGCGAACTTATTTATTTCATCGAGAGTAAATGCACCATCAAATATATGGGCGTATTCAACTAACAGATTTGATGTTCTATTAGACGAAAAATCATAATATGCTCCACAAATAAGCGCATTACTTAACGGATTGTGTGCTGAAGAAATGGCATGGAAATAATATGAAACTTCTGCACCATCTATGTAAATGTCCTGCTTAGTTCCAGCATAATAGACAGCCGCCAACACATGCCAATTTGAGTTATTTGTGTAGTTCGTGAATGTATACGCTTCTGATGCACCGACCTTAAACAACGCACCACCATCGTCTTTCAGGTTAAAGGCAAAACCGTAATTAGTATCCCAGTCGGCAACACGCTTCGTATCAAAGATCGAGTCGTGCCTATTTGTCGCACGTTTCTTGACACGAGCAATTATCGTGAATTGCTGGCCTATTCTTGAAGGTGTTGAAGGGAAGGTGAGCCTGTTACCTGCGACGCCTGTAAAGTCAATCACATCAGCAGATCGCGTCACACCTCCTGTATTTGACAGCACCACTCCATCTACGCTTGATCCCGGCGCAGTAAGCCCAGCCACTCCATACAAATGAGCGGCACCATATCTATTCGCACGGTCAATCTCCACCGCCCCCTGCGGCTGGGCAATCCTGCGGCTGGGTAGGATCAACTGCGCCATTTAGGCTGTCTGCGCGTTGGTGATTTCGGAGAAGTAGGCTTCGACGGTCACGGCCTGCCCGGTGTTGCCGGTGAATTCCACCTCCAGGTGCATTACGCCGGGGCCGATCTCCATGCTTTGCTCGTTGATCGCATTGGCCGTGGTGCCGCCGCCGAATGACCAGAGGGTTTTCCAGTCGGTGCCGGCCGATGCCGCTGCGGGCGTGCTGCCGCTGTTGTGCGCGGCGAGGACGTTGGCCTGCGCCTGCACGGTGGGGCCGGTGGCGCCGTTGACGATCTTCATCGTCAGCAGGCCGCCGTGGGCGGTGCGCAGGTCGAGCGTGCCGCGGGTGGTGGCGCCGGCGGCGTTGCTGCCGTTGGCGACAATGGTGCGCAGGGTTTTGGTGAGGGTGGTGGTCGTCATGCTTGCCATACTCCATCGTCAGACCAGCAGGCGCGGCGCACGTCCATCTCGTCGATGGGGTCGGGCTGTTCGGCGAGGGCCTTGATGGTCGCCACGCTGGCGGATTCGACCACGCCGGCCATCGCCAGCGTATCGAGCAGCGTGCGGGTGAGCGGATCGCCGAGGTCGAGCCCTTCGCCCATGAGCCAGCCGACGCCGCGCGCGATGGTGCCGTGGTAGGCGGCGAGCGGATGCCCGTCGGGCAGCGCCGTGGCGGCAAAGGTTTCGATCGCCTTGAGGAACAGGTCGCCGGCCGGCACCGGCAGGGCCGCCAGCACGCCGCGCTCGGAGATCAGGCGCTCGTGCAGCCGCACGCGCCCGGCCGAAAGAGCAGCGGCGATGGCCGCCGTATCGCGCCCGGCCAGCAGCTCGGCCGGCAGCGCACGGATATCGTCGAGCAGAGCCATGATCAGTTGTCGATCTGGAAGGTGGCGGCGCCGGCGGCGAAACTCGGCGCGGCGTCGCCGTTGTTGATGGTCTTGCTGGCCGTGAGGGTGGAATACACCCAGAGGTTGCCGGCCGAACTGGCGTCGGTCAGGCCCCAGCAGGTGACGACGCCCCAGTTGGCGGTCGGCGCGGGGAACGTGACGGTGGCATTGTTGCTGGTGGTGCCGCCGGTGCCGCTCGATGCGGCGGTGCTGCCGGCGGATTGCGTGCCGGCCCATTGCGTGAGGCCGGCGGTGACGGCGACGCGGGCGTAGCTGCCGCCCGTCACCTCCGTGCCGCCGGTCGAGTCCGTCGGGCACGCGGTGTAAAGCGCGACGTACCAGGTGGCCGGCGTGCCGATCGCCTGGGCGCGGATCAGCGCGTCGACGACCTTGTTCTCAGCGTAGTCGGTGAGGGCGCCGGCGTGGGCAATGGCGGTGACGGCCAGCAGGATGCTGGCAACGAAGCTGCGGAAGAGGTTCTTTTTCATGAGTGCTCCGAAAGTAAAAAGCCGCCGGAGGGTGAGTCCGGCGGCAAGGCAAAACCCCGCGAAGGAGGGGCGCGGGTCTTAGTCGACTGGTGCGTCAGGATTGATTTCGGGCGGCGATTCTTCCTGAGCCACAGGCGATGCATGCTTCACCAGCTTGGCGCCACCGTCACCCAGGGCGTACTTCACAGCGGCGAGGGCATCGTCGAGCGAACCATCCTTGATGAACGGCTTGGCCACATCGCCATCGAGCTCGACCACATGTTCGCCACTGCGATAAAGCACGCCGTCGATCCGTACATCGGCCAGGACGCGCGCTTGAATCTTCTTTGCCATTTCAATCTCCTGTCACTTGCGGGGCGAGCCAGGCCCGCCCCGCAGCCGCTTAGGTCGCGGAGTTGGCGTAGTACTTGACGGCGCCGCCGGCATCGACCAGGTTGCCGCCGGAGCGCATGAAGGCGACGAAGCCCACCTGACCGAGCAGCGTGAAGGCGCTGTCAGTCATACGGAACAGGGTCAGGTCCATGACGTCGCGGACGATGTACTTGCGGAAATCGCCAAACAGGATCGACTTGGCGTTGGCGGCCATGGTGGCCATTTCCTGGCAGATGTAGATCGGCCGGCCCATCAGGGTATCGGGCGCGCCACCGTTGATCATGGCGCCGGCTTCGTAGCCGGGAACAAAGATCGGCCGGTTCTGGCTGTCCTTGATCTTGCGGACCACCTTGAGCGATGCGTCGTGCATCATGTAGCCGACGCCCGGGTTGCCGCGATAAGCGGGATCCACCGAGTGCTCGAGATCGACGAAGTCGTCATAGATGACGCTGGTGGTCTGGCCAGTGGTGCCGACCTTGCCCGATGCGGCGCCGGTGACGATACCGCGCGGCTGCGCCGTACCGGTACCGGTGGTGTAGTACGTCGAGGTGATACGACCAAGACGCACGGCCAGCAGGGCCTGGATATAGGCCTCGATGTCGATCATGGAGTCCTGAAGCAGTTCGAAGGGCAGCGCGAGCTTCTTCGAGCTGAACTTGTAGACATCCAGGGCGGTGAGGCCGAAAGTGGTTTCACCCAGGGTGACGGCAGAGTTCTGGCCAACCAGTTCGCCGGTTTCCGCTGTGGCATCGGCAGTCGGGAACTGCATCTGCATGCCGGTGCTGGTCTGGATGACCGTGGCGGCGGAGCGGACGCCACCGAACTGCTTCATGGCCGACTCCAGCGAGCGCTGATATTCGAGGGCCGTGGTGTAGCCACCTTCCGTCGTGGTCGTGGTGGACATGGCGGCGCGGATGTCCGGATTGACGCGCGACATCATGCGGCTGCGCTGATCTTGCGACAGACCACCCAGGCCAGCCGTCAGGAAAGTACGCAGGGCGTTGGTTTCCTCGGTGACATTCTGCGCACCCGGGTTGCGCGTGGCCGCGTTCAAGGCATGCTCATGCAGGGCCTGTGGATCGTTGGCGAGCTGCTCGCCGGCCAACTGGGCCAGGCGACCTTCGCGGGCGATCTCGCCGTCAATGGCTTCGACCTCGGCCAGGAGGGCGTCGAGCTTCTCAATCTCCGCCTGCGGCATGCGCTGGTCGGCGGGAAACTTGTTGTTGAGGGTGTTGGCCTCGAGGGCCTTGGCGTTGCGACGCTCGCGCAGGTTGGCGAGTTTGCTCATGGTGTTGTCCTTTCAGCAGACATAAAAAAAGCCGCCCGGAGGCGGCTGGCTTCGTTGCGCGCGAGCGCTAAACGATCGGTGATGCGCGACCCATCACAGACAGGCGCTGGGCTTGGCGGTCGCGGTGAGCTTGCAAAGCGGCATCGTCGGCAGTAGTTGCCGGCGCGCCGGTGTAGGCGGAGAGATTCCAGGCGCTGGCCTTGGCCTTGCTGCCTTCGGCGATGCGATCGACCAGGCCGGCGTCGACTGCTTCCTGGGCGGAGAACCAGGTCTCGGCATCCATCCAGGCCTTGACTTCATCCTTGGGCTTGCCGCACTTGGCGGCATAGGCCGAACACAGGGAGCCATCGACCTTGTTGAGCAGTGCGGCGGTGTCGATCAGATCCTGGGCATTGCCGACCGCCAGCGTCCAGGCGTTGTGCACCATGTAGAAGCCGCCATCGGCGATTTCGATTTCATCGGCGGCGGTGGCGATGACGGTGGCCGCACTGGCGGCATAGCCATCGACATGAGCGACGACGTGCGCCTTGGTGTCGCGGATGGCTTGGGCAATGGCCTGCGCGGCAAAGACATCGCCGCCGGGGCTATTAATGCGCAGGTGAATGGTCTGGGCGGTGATGGCGCGGATCTGCGGCACCAGGGACTGGGCACTGACGCCACCCCACCAGTCAGCCGTGGCGTCATCGGCGACGACGGACTCGTACAGGTAGAGGGTCGCCTCCTCGCCTTCAGCGACCAGGCGGGATTGGACGCGAGCGGTCTTGTTCGCCGCGCGATTGTCGGCGAACAACTGGAGCAATCGATTCATGGTGGTTCCTTCTCAGGCAGTGGGAGCCGGCTGGCCGGCCGGCGCGATCGCGTTCAGGTCGTTGGCCGAGCCACCCTTGGGCGGCAGGTTCTTGATGAGGCGCACTTCGTCTTGCGACATCCAGCCAGGTTCGCCGGCGCGACCCAGGGCAATGCGCAGCGCCTCGTTTTCGCTCTTGAGATCGCCGCGCTCGAGGTCGGAGACGTTGAACCGGGTGAAATAGCGGGCGCGGATCGGCCAGAGCTTGCGATTCAACTCCTGCTCGATCTTGTTGAGGTGGCGGCGGAGGGCGAACTTGACGAAGCCGCGCCCCATGTTTTCGACGCCGGCGCCCCAGCTGGTGTTCTTGTCGGTGTGCCCGATCATGTGGGGAGGCACGCCAAAGATGCGGGCAATCTCCTCGATCTGGAATTGCCGGGTGGCGATCAACTGGGAATCTTCGGCCGACAGGCTCAATTGCGACATCTTGAGGCCGTTGGACAGGACCACCGGGCCGGCGCTGGCGCCTTCGACACCACCATAACGCGAGGTCCAGGTGCTGCGCAACAGAGCAACTTGATCGGCATCCACCTTGCCCGGCGCTTCCAGCACGATGTCCGGCCGCGCTCCGGTGCTGAAGAACCTGCCGCTGAACTCCTCGGCCGCCATCGATGTACCGATCGCCTGCCGGGCAGCATAGGTGATCGGGCTGACACTACGCAGACCGTTGAAGCCGGGGCCAGTAATGTGCAGGATGTCGGCGGGATCGAGAAAACGGGGAGTGGACTGCTGAGGGTCGAACCGATAATCGGGATTGACGACGTAGAGCAACTGGCCATCATCGGCGCGGCGAAAAGGCTGCACGCGCAACGGATGCAGCACGCGGAAGCCGATGGCCACATTGCTGCCGGGATGCGGTCTGACGATTTCGGCAAAACCATCGCCATGGAACAGCAGGCCCTCGATCATGAATTCCCAGAATGCCGCGGCCGACATGTCGTCATTCGGAGACTCGTTCAGCAGCCAATAGTAGTCGTGACTGACTTCCTCGCGACCTGTTTCGGTCCGCCTGTAGATCGGCAGCGGCAGCGTGGCCACGGCGCCGGCAATCAGCGCGACGCAGGCATAGACGGCGGCGACCTGCCGGGCGCTGGCCTCGGTCACGGATTTCCCGGCGTAACTGGTAGCCAGCATGCCCAGCCGCTGCGCCAGCTCGTCGGCCGTCAGGTTGGTCAGTACGTCGTTGCTGGCCTGGACCGAGCGGGTGCGACAGGTTTCCGGCCCATGCGCGGCGCGCCATGAGTTGAGCACCACGGATTCCTTGTGGGCAACACGGCCGGCGTTGTACCA